CCACCTCACGCACGAAAGGTCGACGCGATGGCGTTCCCCAGCAAGCTCAAGCAGACGATGATGTTCAACGACGGCGAAGCCTTCATCGGCGAAACCGTATCGATCACGCCCCCAAAACTCGTACGCAAGTTCGAGGACTACAGGGCTGGCGGCATGGGCCGCGCCGTTAAGGTCGACATGGGCGGCGAGGCGCTGGAGATGGAGGCGGTTTATGGCGGTCCCATGCGCCAGATCCTCCGGCAGCACGGCATGCTCAACATTTCGGGCGTGCAGCAGCGTTTCGTCGGCTCGTTCCAGAACGACGACACCGGCGCGGTCGATGTCGTTGAGATCGTGACGCGCGGCCGACATGAAGAGATCGACATGGGCGAATGGAAGCCCGGCGAGGATACCGAGTTCAAAGTCAAGAGCCAGCTCAGCTACTTCAAGCTGACGTGGAACGGTGCCGTCGAGGTCGAGATCGATGTTCTCGGCATGATCGAGATCGTCGGTGGCGTCGACCTGATGGCCGACCACCGCGCAGCGATGGGCCTGTGACGGCTTGGGGCATCCGGTCGACGCCCCAATAGCTTGGACTGCGACTGCGGCCCTGCCGCGACCCGAAAACAAGGAAATACAAGATGGACAACCAGAACGACAACGAGATCTCCACGCCGGCATCGCCCGGTGACGTCACGCTGGAATACGATGTCGTCGTTGCGGACAAGGTCGTACTGCCGGCCGGCACCGTGATTCATGTACGCAAGCCGATGGGCGGCGCGCTCCGCGGCGCAAACCTCGGTGGCTTGGTCCGCATGGACTTCAACCAGGTTGCGCTGGTGGCACCGCGTGTGACGCAGCCGATCCTCCATCCTCATCTGATCGACGCGATGGACCCAGCCGACCTGATGCAGATCTCGGGAGTGCTGGTCGATTTTTTGCTACCGACTGCGACGAAAGAGGCGTTCTCCCGGAACATGTAGAGGATCCGATGGCGGACATCGCGTTCGTCTTCCACTGGGCTCCTGACGCGCTCGATGCGCTTTCCGTCCAAGACCTGATGCAGTGGCGCAATCGCGCCGCCCGCCGCCACAATCCCGAAGGAAAATAGCGTGGACCGTAACCTGCGCATCAGGATGCTGCTTGAGGCTGGTGACCGCGTCACCGGCCCATTGCGTGCTATCGCTGGCGGATCGACGAAAGCGGCGCAGGCGCTTCGGCTGACCCGTGATGGGCTTAAAGCAATCGAACGCGCGCAGGGCGACATAGCTGGTTTCCGCGCCCTCAAGGTGGGACTGCGCTCGACTGAGCAGCAGATGCAGTCCGCGCGTCAGAAGGTGTCGGCGTTGGGCCACGAGATGGCCGAAACTGCGTCTCCGACCCGCGCCATGACGCGCGAGTTTGCGAAGGCAAAGGCCGAGGCCCAGAAGCTTGAGCGCCAGCACCAGGCTGAAACACGCGAGCTGACGACGCTGCGCGACCGTCTGCGCACTGCCGGGGTAGCGACCTCCGACCTGGCACGTCATGAGCACGAGCTTCGTAATAGCGCCCGAGAGACCAACCAGGAGATTGCCGAGCAGGAACGGCGGATAAGCCGTCTCGCGGATCGCGAACGGCGCATGGCAACTGGCAGGGCGCGCTTCGCTCGCATGCAGGGCGTGGCCACCGGCCTCGCCGCAGGCGGTGCCGCGGCGATCGGTACGGGCATGGCAATGGCGGCCCCGCTGATCGGTAGCATCAAGGCTGCGCAGGAGTACCAGTCCGTGATGACCGATATCGGTCAGAAAGCGGATCTGTCGCGCGCCGCCTCCGACAAGTTGGGCCGCAACCTGCTGGTGGCCGCTCGCGCCGCAAACCAAATGCCGGAGGATCTGCAGGCCGGCGTCGATGCGCTCGCCGGCCTCGGTGCCAAGGTCCCCGACGCGGTAAGAATGATGACGCCGATCGGGCGTGCCGCGACGGCATACAAGGCAGAAATCGAGGATCTGTCTGCTGCGGCCTTCGCCGCAACCGACAACCTGAAGGTACCGGTCGCGCAGACTGGAAAGATCATCGACGTGATGGCTAGCGCTGGCAAGGCGGGCGCGTTCGAGATCAAGGATATGGCGCAATATTTCCCGGCGCTTACGGCCGCCTATCAGGGACTTGGACAGACCGGCGTCGGCGCGGTTGCGGATCTTGCGGCCGGGCTACAGATTGCCCGGAAGGGCGCGGGCGATGCAGCGTCGGCAGGCGGCAACCTGGCTAACATCCTGCAAAAGATCGCGTCGCCGTCTACCAATAAGGCGTTCGAGAAAATGGGCGTTGATCTGCCGGCTGCGCTGAAAAAGGCGTACGCCGAAGGAAAGACGCCGCTTGAAGCCATCGCCGAGCTGACGAACAAGACGCTTAAGGGCGATCTGTCGAAACTTGGGTATCTGTTTGAAGATGCTCAGGTGCAGCAGGGCCTTCGCCCCCTCATTCAGAATATGGAGCTATTCCGGAAAATTCGTGCGGACGCGGCGAAAGCGGGCGGAACAACGGATGCCGACTTTGCCGAGCGTATGAAGGACTCGGCCGAGCAATCCAAACAGCTGAAGATCAACGCGACGACGCTCGCCGTTACCCTTGGGTCGCAACTGTTGCCGACGATCAACGCTGTCGTTGTCCGCGCCAACGCATTCGCGACGTGGATCGGCGATGTCGCCAACCGATACCCGAACGCCACCAAAGCCATTGCTGTGGGCGCTGCCGCCTTCGCAGGGCTGTTCTTTATCCTTGGCGGCGGAGCGATTGTGATTGCCGGCTTGGTAGCACCGTTCTCCGCCCTCGCGTTCGCTGCCGGTGCGCTTGGTATCGGCATGCTGCCCGTGATCGGGATAGCACTGGCGGTCGTCGCCGGCATCGTCGCGATCGGGGCTGCAGCTTATCTGATCTACGCGAACTGGGGCGCGATCGGAGGCTGGTTCGCGGGTCTGTGGCAAGGGATCAAGGGCACGTTCGCCGGGGCAGTGGACTGGTTCGCGGCGCTGCCGACCCGCTTTGCGCAGATCGGCCGCGACATGATCTCTGGGCTGGTTCGCGGTATCTTCAGCATGTTCGGCTCGCTCAAGAACGCGATCGTTGGCGTAGCGTCGTCGGCCGCGGGGTGGTTCAAGGCAAAGCTTGGTATCCACTCGCCAAGCCGGGTGTTTGCCGGCTTCGGTACGAACATTGTTGACGGTCTGACGAACGGCATTGCCGCGCGGGAACGTGAGCCTGTGAAGCGCATGGACCGGCTGTCCAGTCGCCTCTCGTCCGCGATAGTGACCGGCAGCGCTATTCCCGCGCTGGCGATGGCTGGGTCGGCAGGCGCTGCACCCAATTCGGCCGGTAGCGGCGGTGCCGGTGCCGGTGCCCGAACCTATACAATTCATATCAACCAACAGCCGGGACAAGACAGCCAGGCGCTCGCGCGCGCCATTGCTGACGAACTCGACCGCCGCGATCGAGAGACGGCTGCGCGCGGCCGTTCCTCGTATGCCGACACCCCTGACTACGAGACCGTCTGATGCTGCTTGCCCTCGGCCTGTTCGCCTTCTCGATCGACACGCTTGCATTCGATGAGATCGCCCGTCGTGCCGACTGGCGGCACGCGACGTCGACGAGGATCGGCGCGCGGGATGCGACGCAATTTACCGGTCCCGGCGTCGAGACAATCGCACTGGCCGGGAGCGTCTATCTTGAGATCGCAGACGGACGCGTTTCGATCGACGAGCTGCGCCGCATGGCTGACACCGGGGATGCTTGGTCGCTGGTTGACGGCCGCGGCTATGTCTACGGCTCGTACGTCGTCACCGGTATCGACGATCGCGGCAAAGTTTTCTTTCCGGATGGCACTCCACGACAGATCGACTTCTCGATCGACCTCCTACGTGTCGATAGCGACGTCGCATGATCTCCAACATCGCTGCCGTCCGCGTCGTCGTCGACGGAAACGACATCACGCCAATGCTAGAAGGCAAGGTGCCGCAGCCGAACGGACGCACGCCGCGTTGCCGCCTCTTGTCACTCGGGATCAGCGAGAAGCGCGGCGAGGAAGCCGACCAGCTCGACCTGGTCATCGACGATAGCGACGGAGCGGTCGCCCTCCCGCCCACCGGTGCAAAGATCCATGTCTGGCTGGGCTGGAGGCAGGGCACCGACGTTACGCCCGGCTTGGTGGACAAGGGCTGGTTCATCGTCGACGAGGTCGCGCATGGCGGGCCACCTGACGTCGTTACTATCCGCGCGCGCTCCGCCGACTTTACGAGCGACCTGAAGAACCGGCGCGAGAAAGGCTGGCATGGCACAACGATCGGCGCAATCGTGACGGACATCGCCAAGCGCCACCAGTTGACGCCGCGTTGCGCCGTCAACCTTGCCGGCATCGCTGTGACGGCAAAGGCGCAGAACCGGGAAAGCGACTTGGCCTTCGTCCGCCGACTCGGCCGCGAACATGGCGCGGTAGCAAAGATCGCGCGTGGCGTGCTGATCTTGTCGCCGATATCCGCTGGCATCACCCCCAGCGGCAAGGCGATCGGGACTGTGACGATCGCGCGGGGTGATGGGGACGCACACCAGTTCAGTCGCCAGAAACGCGACGACGTGCCTGGCGTGAAGGCAACATGGCACAATCGCAAATCCGGGAAACGTGAGCATGTCGTAGCTGGAAAGACGGACGGGGCGAAGGTGCTGTCAAAAGTCCACGCCAACGAGAACGACGCCCGTACTGCAGCCAATGCCGCGCACGGTCGCGCCGGCCGCGAGCCGGTATCTCTGACGATGACGCTCGCGCTCGGCCGACCGGATATTCACCCGGAAACGAAAGCCCGCGTCACCGGCTACAAAGCTGCGATCGATGCGGTCGAATGGCTGGTTGCCGAAGTGAGCCACACGTTCGGCGACCGCGGTTATACCACCGGGCTCAAGCTGGAAGCGGCTTAGCCGATCGCGCCGTTGCCTCGGCCAAGCGGGCAGCTTCGAGCAGCTCGGCAAACTGCATCGACCAGTGATGCTCGTCAGCACATATGACACCGTCCGCAGCAATGACCCGTTGCACGAAACGATTTAGGACTGCTGCCGACGTATTGCTGTGTGCATATTGAGCGATGGCGGATCTGAAGACGTCGCCATCGGGAGCTAGGCGGCGCGCGTGTGCTAGAATTTTATCGATCGGAGGATCGTTCTCCCACTCCTTGCGCATCCACAAGGTACAGACGAAATCCTCGATGACCTGTTCTTCAAGTGGATGCCAGACGCCGTCGCAGCGCGCCATGAATGACAGGACATTGAGACCCGCAACAATCAATGACTTACGTTGTGATGTCGTGTTCCATGTCTCGGCTTGAGGCTTGGTTGCACCAACGACGAACTGTTCGAAGTACGTCTCGTTACCGAGGGCTTCGCCTGTGTGAGCGTCGCTGACTTCCAATATGCGATCACAGCGGAAAAGTTTGTAGCGGCTGGATTTTAAGCAGATCGCGCCAACCCGTGGTTTGTCGTTGTGCACTTCGTATCGACGACAAGATATCAAGCGCTCGGATACTTCGCCGTTCGCATCGGAATATTCGATGATGCAGATAAACCCTGCAATAGCTTGTGGAACACCGTCTTCATCATCCAAATGGATGGCTTTCCTGTATCAGGCACGTCCCCATGTATCAACGAAGGAAGCACCGCAGGCTTTTCGATCAAACGCGCTACGTCACCCGACAATTCTACCATCATAACCCCCGTTTGATTTAGACGAATTAGAACCCCAAAGCTTCGTCCCACGGCATCACGCGATGGACTGACGATACCTGTTCGTTCGGCACTTCGAATTCGACGATCGGATTGAACTGACGCAGGACAACGACGCCAGGCCGTCGTCGAACTAGCTGCTTGATCAGGACGTGGCGGATCTCCTCACCGTCGAATGTCGGACCGCGCAGCTGCACAACGACGTCGTCGCCCACGCCCGGCGATCGCTTCGGGTCAACCAGAACGCGCCGCCCCGAATCGTACCGTGGCTCCATTGAGTGCCCCGAAACGAGCACGACGTAGAGGTCCGGCCTTCCTGTGACGCCGATCGGCCGAGCCATGAAATCCGTGGGTGCAGACATATGAACCTCGGTCTGCTCGACATTCACTACGATCCCGTTTCCATCGGGAAAACAAAGGTCCGCTACTAGGGCGCTGCCGTAAATCGGCAGCGTCTTCGGCAGGCGCCGAAGTGCGGCCTCGGACGTGTTCCCATCCTCGGGAATGGTCCGCTCGATACCTTGATCTCGTCCCAGCAGCCAATCCGACGTAGTGTCTAGGATTCCCGCGATTGCGTCCAGTCGGTCGAGGCCCGGCATATGGCCCGCAAGGATCGCGCGTATCGCGTCGGGCTTGTTTAGCGCGGCGATTGAAACCTCACGAGCCGACATATTCTTCTCGGTCACCTTGGCCGAGAGTCGCTCCTTCAGGACATCAGGTACGTTCTTCCTCATGCTGCACTCATGACGCATGAAATGACGCACGACATGCGGAATATTTGCGTTGACGAATGCTGCATGCGTGACGTAAGTATGCGTTATGAACGCAGCATACGAGAACGCATTGCGAACGATCGCTGATTCGTACGAAGCCGAAGTAGTTCGGTGGGGCGGTAAGTCGCTGTCGCGAGTGGCGACGATCGTCGTTAACAGCGGCGCATTCTTCAACCGCCTCCGCGAAGGCAAAACCTTCTCGGTAGGCAATCTTGAGAAGTTCGCCGCTTGGTTTCGAGTGCCGGCCAACTGGCCTGATCGCGCGATACCTCAAGACGCTGCTACTGCATTGTCCAGCATCGGCCGCCCCCCTCTTCCTGCTAGCACCATACCGCATCCGTACCGCACGCCTGACGTATCGGTCGATTGCGATCCCCGCAGCGTTTTGCAGCGTGGCCGAATCGCATGACCAAGCCTCGCATCCCCGACAGCTTCGCCGACGCGATGACCAAGGTACTTGCGCAGATCGGCGCGGCCGCTGCTGCGAAGGTCGTCGATCGTGCCGAGCGCACCATTTACGAGTGGGCGAACCCCGACAGCGATACGCTGCCGACGCTTACGCAAGCCCTCGCGCTCGACGCCGCCCACCGCCTTGATGGCGGTGAGGACGCGCCGTTTCGCGACGCATTTAGCCACCAGCTCGATATCAAGGTCGAGCAGGAGGACGCCTGCCGGCGCGCGCTTATCAGCGACTCCGTCGAGTTCATTGGCGAGGCCAGCGATCTGCAGGCCGCTCTTTTCATTGCCGTTCAACCCGGCGCTTCCCCGCTCGATCTCCATCGCGCGCTGGTCGAGGCAACGCAGGTTGAAGGCGTCCTGCGCCGCATACGTCGGCGCCTGCCCAGTTTCCTTCGTCCTGCCATGTCGACGGGGCCGGGGAATGCCGGGGGGACCCATCAGTGACTAAGACTAAGAGAAACTACACGCCGCGCGTACCCGCAACGGTGTGCCCGCACTGCCTGACGCGCTCGATCGCATACGACTCCGTCCAGCTCGACGTCTTCACGCGCGAGATCCGCTACGTCTGCCAGGACGCCGATTGCCAACACACCTTCGTGGCGCAGCTTGGCATCTTCCGGACGGTGCGGCCGAGCATGAAGCCTAACCCCGCAATCACGGAAGCGATCCTGCCGCACGGCCAGTGGCGCTCGAAGCCCGCGAACGATGACCATCGGGTGCCTGCCAACGACGATCAGCCCGACGCGGCGGAGGTCGCGCCTTCGCCTGGCTAACCCCCTGATCTGATCCCCGAGGCCTCGGCCGCAAACGTCCTGAACCATCCCCCCCGCCATCCGGAAGCACCCGCTTCCGGCATCGCTACCCCCTTGCCGAAAGGAATGCCCGATGATGCACGTCTTCCCGCGCACATTCACGATGCCGATGCAGCGAGGCGAGCGCGCCGCGACCGCCAGCGCCGCGCCCCTTACGTCCGCCGCGTACATTCGCCTGCGCCGCGAGGCGGCTGGCATGTCGATCAAGGAAGTCGCCGGCATGCTCGCCCGGAACGCTGACGAGGTCGCGCCTGCGCTTGACCTGATCTACGCTCTGGAAACGCCCGGCAACACCGCCCGCCGGCCCGAGACGCTGGAGGCCCTGCGCAGCGTCTTCCCGTTCGACCCGGACGTCTACCGCCAGCTCGCGACCGATCCGGCGGGCAGCCACCCCCGCATCTGCCGTGGCTGCGGTTGCAGCCATTGGGATCCCTGCAGCAGCGACGAGCATGGCGCATGCGCCTGGGCGACCGATACCGCCTGCACGGCCTGCCTCCCCGACACCGCGCCGGTGGAGTGCTGCCAGTGATCACCGCTACCGCCCCCAGCCGCGTGCTGCTCGAGCGTCGCATGCGCCAGCGCCGCGCCGCCAAGATCGTCCTCGCCATCGCGTTCGCGGTGATCTGGGTTCCCGTTGCGATCGTCATGCTTGTTGCCGGCACCTCGGATCGGCGTCGCTGATGCTCCACGATATCCTCTTGGGGGCTGCCCTCGGCCTGTTCGGCAGCGCAGGTGCTACCGCGATCGGCGTAATCGCCGCGACGGTCGCGCCCCAGTGGGGCCGCATTTGCCGCTTGGCGCTCGGCAACGTCGAACCGAGCAGCTCACCTCTCACCACGGTGACCTACCGATGACCGGTATTGAGCAGCGGCGCTGGCCCGTACCGTACCGGGTGCTAGCAATCGCGTCGGCGTCCTTGATCGGCTGGTCGCCGGTCATCGCGTGGTGGTTTCTGTGACGTGGCGGACGTCGCAGTCTGTGGCGGCGACCGTGCCCTCTTCGAAGGGCTCGGCCGCACCGGGAAGCAGTGTGACGTCCTCCTCGTCCGCAAGGCTTTCGCCTCGGTCCGCTTCGACGACGGACAGGCAGTCCTCTGCCTCGCCAAGGACCTGCACCCGATCCAGCGACGCCCGCCGCCCATGTTCTGACCCGCTCGCCGCTCTTGGCGAAACGCTTTCTACAAGAACGGCCGCTGGCGCGACCGCTCGATCCCCTCGCACCAACAGGATCTCCATGATGATCAGCGCCGCTCCCCCCAAAGCTCGCCAGTCTCAGCCCTCGCCGCAACCGACCAACTGTTCCCGAATCCGGGAACAGCGGGGGCTCCCGATCGAAATGCCCCG